CTTCGCCCTGTTCAAGACCGGCAGCCTCTCTAAGAGCCTGTTCGGAGCGCATTAAATAGTGAAATATCCATATGTTCGTGCTACAATATGATGGGAGGTGATTTTTTGAGAAAAAGGATTGTTAAGGTGAAAATAAGCCAAGAGCAAATGACCTTATTAAAGCTTAACAGAAAAGGAGCGTACAATGACTGAAATGAAAAATAACATCCGCCAGCGTCCCAATGGGACATGGGAAGGACGCTACTATGACGTGGACGGCAAGCAGCACTCGCTATATGGCCGCACCAAAGCAATCGTCAAGGATAAGCTCGCCAGCAAGCGCGCGGAAATTGTCAGCGGCAACAGCATCACCGAAACTGACCTGACGGTCGAGCAATGGGGCTGGGAGTGGATGCAAACATTCAAAGCCGGGAAAATCAAGCACTCAACAATGGACAACTACGAAAGTGACTTCCGTCTTCATGTCATCCCCTATATTGGGCATGTGAAGCTGAAGGATGTAACATCGCTGATGATTCAGCGCGTGTACATCCTGCTGGAGGAGAAGGGACTATCTCCCAAAAGCATCCGCAACGTTCATGGCATGCTGCACGGTATGCTGGATAAAGCCATGAAAATGGACTTGATTCGGAAGAATGTCAGCAAAAACTGCGAGCTTCCACCTATCCGCAAAACTGAAATGCACCCGTTGACCAAGGAAGAAATGGGCACTTTTATGACGCTGGCAAAGGATGACGAGTATTATCTGATGATGCGTTTCGACTTTTTCACAGGTCTGCGCGAGAGTGAGTTGATTGGACTCACTTGGGACTGCGTTGACTTTGAGAAGCACACGCTTCGGATTTATCGCCAGTTTGTGCGCATCGCATCCGGCCCCGGCAAAGGCAAAATGATGTACACCCCGCTAAAGAACGGCAAAGAGCGCACCATCACCCTGACTATAACCGCCTTGAACGTTCTTCGCGAAGCCAAGCGCAAGCAGAACGAGATGCATCTGCGCGCCGGAAGCAGCTGGCACAACGAGTACAATATGATTTTCACCCGCTCGAACGGTACGTTCGTCCGCTTCAAGACGCTGTACGTCCATTTCAAGGCGATTGTGAAACGAATGGGACGCCCAGAAGTCCGCTTCCATGATGTGCGTCATACTTACGCCACACTTTCCCTGCAAAGCCATGTTGACCCCAAGACACTTTCCGAAGCATTAGGGCACGCAACCGTCGCTTTCACGTTAGACGTGTACGGTCATAGCAATGCCGACATGCGTCAGCAAGCCGCAGAGCAGCTGGAACAGCTCATCTGCCAGTATTAAAAAACAGCTGCCAAGAGGCGAGGCTGCTCTCCCCTCCCGACAGCTGTCTAAAACGCAACAATGGTACGTTTGATGGTACTTATAGGCAAAAAGAAAGCCGAAACCCTTGCATCTCCAAGGATTTCGGCTCGTGGAGCATTCCTCCCCGCAGTCGAACATTTTTACATCATTGCCGGTCATCTATTTGGAATGGTTGCCACGATAGACCAAGCGAAAAAAGCAAATTTCTGCTCGCAATTGCAAAAGCAATGAGGAGAACAAATCAAATCATAACCAAAAGCATTTTTTACTATATACCAGAATTGCTATGGCGCAAAAGCATGTTGCAGTGTATAATATCAGCTGTCGCCCCTACACTTTGAAGAAAGAAGGAATCACCATGATTTGCCCGAAGTGCAAAAGCGCCAACGTGTCCGTACAGGTCATTAACCAGACGAAGCTGAAAACGAAGCACCACAACATCTTCTGGTGGCTTTTCATTGGCTGGTGGTGGGTGCCGGTGAAGTGGGTGTTCTTGTTCCTGCCCGCGCTGATTGTCAAGATTTTTGCGCCGAAGCGCTACAAGACGAAGAACGTCGCCGTCACGATGTGTACCTGCCAGCAATGCGCGTACACTTGGAAGGCGTAAGAAAGATCCGGGACTGCAAGGGGAAATTCTCCTTCGCAATCCCGGCTTTTCCTATGTCTGCCTGATTCTTTTGCCTATTGGCAGTGTTCAATTTTTGCTGCGGCGGGGTGGGCGGGTAGCAATCTCGAAAAGTCCGTATCAAGCCGCAGCGCTTCGATTTTGCTGTTCAGAATGTCAAGAAATGTGACATCTTGCGTAATTAACTCAAATTCGCGAATGGAAAAATCCACGAGGACAAACCGTTTTTCTACATCTTCCCTGCTCAGATAGAACTTGCGAATCAACCCTTGTGCATCATTCCATCCTTTCCCTGTAACGCCATGATAAGAGAATAGAATACCCAGACGGTAGGCAGTCGTCTGCATTAAGCAAGCGAACTTTCCGACGTAAGTGACCCCAACCTTTTTCCCGTAGTTTTTGCATTCACCTAAAAACGAGGGATAATTGAGAATCAAGTTTCGACTTTGCAGAAGTTTCCCCGTGGTTGTCGCTTCGCAAACAATATCAATTTCATTGGTACCAGTCCGAACGTTCTGTCTAACCTCAAATAAATTTCCGGAGTATTTAAGAAGCATCTGAACCAGCGTTTCCAATGCTTCACCTTTTTGCTTCGTGCTGGCTCCACTGTTGTTAAGTCTTTTTACACACTCTAACTGCTTGCAATACGCTGCCTTTTGCTCTTCTGTCATTCGGCAAATATCTTCATTGAGCGTCTTGGAATTGCCTAACTTCTCAAATACGCGAAGCGCTGTATACAAATCCATGTTATCTGACATCGTGAATCACCTGAAAAATAATTCGGCTATTTTCTATCGCAGAAAATTCCGCTTCACAGCGTTCACAGATAATGCGGTCAGGAATTTGATTAAAGACTTCCACTTTCAGCGCTGAATAGCCGCAGCAAGGGCACACCATTTCATAATAAGACTTCAAGAAGCCCTCTTTCTCCATGTCGTGCATAATCCGATAACTGGTGCCAAGCGGACATCTAAATTTCTGGACTAACACAGCCGGATAGAGCCATTGTCCCTTCTTATAGTGCAGAAAAAAATCTTCTATGGAAGTACGCAAGGTCTTGTCGTCTACATAATTAGCAATCACGTGGTCTATTGGCGCTAATGTGTTCAATGACACGATCCATCCTCTCCCTTCCGATTAGAACAGCGTTATAGTAATGCTGGATTAGACCAAACCCGTTGTTGCCATAGTTGAAAGTGAATTTGGCTCGCACGGATCTTGTCTTGATTTCGTTCGGCCATAACAGTTCAATCCACGGGAATTCGGACATTTCACTTTTTTCATAGACGAACTGATTCAAAGCATCCTCCAATGCAGGCACTTTTTCGAGGTCTGCATGATACTCCTGAATCAGCGATTTCAATTCCCCGATAAACGGCAGAACCCACTCTTCATTATCGCCGACTTCTAAGACGGCGCGGCCGCCCGAAGCCATATTCATGTATTCTGCTATCAGTTTTACCTCATCGTTGGCAGTCTCTTTCATGAAGTTCATTTCAAGAGGCACCAATTCTACTGCCAATTTTTCTTTGAGATACGCCCGTATCTTCTGAACAAGTTTTGAATAAAATCCTTGCTGTGTCTGGAAATACTGCTTTAACACATCAAAGCGCATTTCAATCAGCTGATGTTTCTGATGAAGCACCACAAGCACCGGGTATTTCAAAAGCATCTCTTCTCCGCTCTGCGGGTGAACAGCTGAAAAAACGAAGCAGAACTTCAGCATAACCTGTTCTTCCAGCTCACGGCGCACCGGAAGCGGTTCAGGTGCGTCATAGCCGACAGTTCGTTCGCTTTCGTTTTGCTCGGCTTCCTGCGTTGGAATACCTTCCACCGCATGTTTAACCGTTTCAAAGTCATCCGCTGTGAAAACGGCTGAATAGCGATAATCTTTTTCGTATTCCCAATCTTCAAAGAGGCAGATTGCTTTTTCACTTTCAGTTAAACATCTTGCAATCTGCTCTTCTAACTTCAAGTCAGTCACATTAACGGCCGGACGCGCGTCGAACATGTCAACTTGCTGCACACCGTCGCAAGAAATCTTGTTCTTGGCAAACATTTCCCCAATGTGCTCTTTCAGCTTTGAATTATACAGCTGAACCGTTCCAACAAGACATTGCTTATAGTTGCTTAACTGCATAGACAACTCGCCTCCTTCTTTATCATCCCACCTGCATTATAGCATTATCCAGAGTGACTGTCCAGCATAAACGGAAATTACAACGCAATTTTAATATTACGCTGTAATTCCTAAACAAATGTGAAACACCCGTGCTAAAACCACATCAGAAAAAGAGCCGGGACAGCCGCAGAGGATTTCTCCCTCCGCCGCCATCCCGGCTTTCCTTATGTCTCCTGATGCTCGTGCAGCGCTTCCCGAATCTCGTCAATCCGGCTGAATGCGGTCTGCACATTGTTCTCCAACTGGAACGTCCGCTCGACGACGGAGTTGTGCTTCTCCACCTTGCGCTCCAGCTGCTCCAAACGGTAGGACAGCAGGGCGGTCGTCTTGCTGTTGGCGAAGTAGCTGCCTGCCAGCGTGCCCAGCAGGGAAATCACGGCGACGATGATGGTGTCAAGGTTCATGCGTGTCCCTCCCCGGTTGGTCATTAGATTTCCTTGAAACGCTGGACAATCTCGTCCTGCGTCATGCAGCCAGACCACAGCTCAAACACAGGCATGTCCACCTGTCCAGTGCGGAACACGCCACCGATGCCATCCCACTGTGCGCCAAGAAGTAGCGTTTCAGTGATTGCGGACGGCACGTCGATTTCGCCTGTACCGACACGCAGACCATTGATATAGACGTAGTATGTGTCGATTTTCTTCACAATGCCTACTTCAATGTATCCGTTTTCATTCGTGATCTCCGAAACCTTATAGCCGACGGCACCCGTGCTGCTGGTATCCTTAGCTGGCGTCATCGAAGTTGTATCGCCAGAAATCTGAATTTGGAGAATATCTTCAACCTGCCGGCACAGCAAGCCCTTATATCCCGGATCGGGATAACGCTCGGAGAAATCGGAAAAGAACACTGTGCCATCCACGCTCGGCTTGAATCGCGCAAGCAGCGTTGCCGTCCGCCACTTTCCGGCGAAAAGCGCCTGCTCGGTGTCCTTGTAGTTATTGCCATTGGACACGAAATCTGCGACGCTCAGGGCCAGAGACGGCGCGCCAGTAGCAGCGTCGTATTTTTCCTTGAATACTTCGTCGCAATATGCGGCACGTTCAGTCACCCAATTCTTGGACTGCTCCAAAGTCCGGCGCATTCGGCGGATGCCAAGCCAGCGTCTTGCGTCGTATTTGTAGAGCGATTCCGGAATTTGAGCAACAAATTCATCCCAGCGCCGTGTAATGTTTCCAAGCGAAAGTGCGCCATTTCGCAATGCAAAATAGCGTTCGCAGAGTTCAGCCGGGAAGTGTTCCTCAATCTTCGCCCACAGCAAGGAAGTTCTGCACTGATACGCGCCGGGACATGGGCTGTCGGATGCGAAAAGCTGGATGCCGTCCCACTGCACACCGAACAGCGAATCCAAATCGTACAGCGACGGCGCCCAGACAGCACCGTCGCGCGTAGTCATGAGCATGTTCTTGCCGAGGTTGTCTGTCGCGCCTGTCAGGTAGGCGAAGCAGTAATAATTCAGGCAGGCGTCCAAATCGAGATGCTGCGAGAAGTTGCTGCGGAACTCCGCCTCCGATTCGGTGTCCTTCACGAAACTGACCATCTGATTGAATTTCGTGAAGATAGTCGCCTGCTCGTCGCTGCCAACCTCAATGCTCCATCCGGTTTCGGTCGCCGTCGCACGGAACGCGCCTTCCGTCAACTGGTCTTCTGCACACATGACGATGTTGTTGACGTTGCTTTCATCCATCCCGAACATCCACGCCTCTTTCGGGATGTTCATTGTATACAGTCCGGTGCAATCATCGTCGAACCATGCCAGCGTAGGATAACCGTCAATCAAGCCGTGGCAAGGCGCAGCCGCATTTGCCGGATAGCCCTCCATCATGTCGCAAGCAATACGCGCAGAGACGACGTTGCAGGCTTGCGTGGGGTCAATCCAGTTTGCCTTCATGCAATACTTGCTTTGTGCCTTCCAGTCTTTGACGAAAAGTGCTTCGGCGGAGACTCTCTTTTCCGCGTCCTCATAAAGGGATAGGCTGAAATTCTTCTTCGGATAAGCAAGAGAAGAAGTTCCCTGCGGTTTCAACTGTGCGTATCCGACCCAGTGGCGCTTTTCCTTGTTATTGAAAAAGTCAACCTTTGCGACGCGCTTGTCGGATTTGTCGCCCCAGTTCTTCAGATTCCCGCCATTAATGGAAGAAAAGCGCACTTCGCACATGCCCGCCAATGCCGCCTGTGCGCCAAGGCTCAAAGCTTCTTCCTTGATTCCCTGTGTTGCAACAATCTTGATGATGCCAGTCTCCGAGCGGACTTCGCGCCCCTGCTTAAACAGCACCGTGACGAAGATTCCCATAGACCCGCTTTTGCATGTGTCCGCCGCGCTCGGCTCATAGTAGATCACGCCGTTTTCATCCGGGATGACACCGACAACCCCGCCGTTTCTATCGCTGCCAGAAATCGTAGTCACCGAAGCAAAAAGCACATCCTGCTGGTAGTTCTCAACGAACGCAGAGATATTGATTGCAAATCTCGTGACACGATGCTCGTACTGCATCAGAGCAATGCCCTGAATGCCTTCAATCTTGCCAGAATTGGAGATAGTCAAAACGTATTCTTTCATGTGAATATTCACTCCATTTCTTTCGCTTGTGGTTTTCCTGCTGTAAATTTACAGTGCCAGCATTTCGGCGTTGATTTGTGCCACCTTGCTGTCATCCATGGCGGAATTGTATACCCTCGCATCTTTCAGCGTGAAACTTGTCCGATGGTCGATTGTCGAGATGGTGCTGGTATGCCTTGCCGCGATAATCAAGGATACATCCGTCGGGATGTATGCCGACGTATCCAGTGCATATCCAAGCGCGGAATTGTAAGCCTTGTATCCGTTCAAGTAGAAGGAATAATTCGTTCCTTCCTTGGAAAGGATAAAGACGTTCGTTCCGTCCGCATTGATGATTTCCGACCATGCTTTGCCTGTATTCTCCATTGCCAAGTCCATGCGAAACGCGCCGCTGCCGCCGAAAACCGTCCAGCCTTCATTTGCTCCGTTCTGCATCACACGGAAGCTCTGCGTTTCGCCGTCCTTGCCGCAGTCCGCCAGAATATACGGCAAGCCCTCCGTCGAACTCGGCGTTCCGCTGTATGCGATGCACACGCACCAATCATCCGCGTCACCGTTTTCGTACAGCTTTACGCCCGTGTCAAGGTAATTTCCGCCGTTGAATGTAATCGGCTTTTGGAGTTTGAAAAGGAATGTGCCGTATTTGTCCTTCTGCGGTTTCGCCCCGCTGATTTCATAGAGCCATTCCAGCGCGTCATGAATCGCCCCTCTGATGTCCTTGCCATACACGCCTGACGCAATGGTGTCCAGCAGCGTCTGGAAGTCCTTCGTGCTTTCGCTCATACTTTCGCCTCCTGCGGCTGATTCACCGCCTTTTGCAGCGCCTGAATGCACGCCAAAAGCGCGTTCAGGTTGCTTGCGCCGCGTACCTCCACCGTGGAGAGCGCGTCAATGATGGCTTGCACGGTTTGCTTGCTGATGGTGATGGTTTCCATAGGCTTCTCCCTCCTTATGAAAGCGTAAAGACTTGCTGTCTTGTTTTTCCGTTGCTGAGCTTTACAACTACGCGAACTCTGCCGGTGTCAGCCCCGGCGCTGATGTCAACGCAGGTGATTTCCGAAATCGCCACGTCGCTTGCTCCTGCGTTGTATGCGCTGGAAGCGTTGACAGACAGTAGACCCTCCTCTGTGCTTCCGTTGCTCAACGTAGTGTCCAAGTTCACTTCGATGTATTTGCTCGACGAATGATAATTCTGCCCGGCAATCTCCAATGCCTGAACGTGTACCGATGATGCTCCTTCACTCTTCGCGGCAGCCAGAGCATCATCGTAGCCCGGCATGTCGCTCAACTCAAAAGTTGCGTCTTCGGGGGCGAAAAACGTGCAGGAAGATTCGCCGATTTTCAGTGTGCGCGGTGCGGCTGATACGCCGCCGACGGTCAGCGCCAGCGTTGTGCCGATTGCGTTCGCCGAAATGGTGTTTGCACTCAACGCGCCAGAAACGCCAAGCGAATCTGCATCCGCTGTTCCCAGATGCGCGCCGCTCCGTGCTGTTAGTTCCGCCACGCTCAGCGAAACGCCGTTCAGCCACGAAACATCCGCTTTCATGGCGGAAAGCTCCGTCGCCGTCACATACCCCTCCAAATCAATGCAGTTCGCGCTAATCTTGACCGCGCCTGCCGTCTGGTTGATGGTGGAGACAAGGTCGTCTTTGCTGACTTTCGAGGTCAGTTCCCCGGTAACGCTATTCAATGTGAGCTGCACGGTGTTGATGGCTTTTGTGTTGTCGTCCACCTTCGTCGTGTAGGCATCAATCACGCCGTCAAACAGCAGCAGGTGCGTGTTCTGGTCGCTGACAATCTGCCGCAGGTACTCCACCGACGTGTCTACAACCTCCACCGCTTTGCTCGTCGCGGCGGTGGTGCTTGCCATGCCCGTTTCCGGCGTGCCGAATGTGTATTCGGACTGGTCGGGGTTCACGAGGTCGAGGGAAATCGCCGTGCAGGTGTATTCCGCGTCAATGCCGTGGGGCGGGGAGACGACGCGCACCTTGTCGCCGACGCGGAACGATTCCGCATTCACATCCAGCAGGTGCAAATCCACTGCGCTGATGGTGATGGTAATCGTCTCTTTCAGGCGCTTTTGCAGGTTCTCCTTCGCCATTTCCAGCAGGGTACTTGCGTCCTTCGCGTCGAACTCCGTCACGCCCCAGATGCGCCCGTAGAGGGCAATCCCGGCTTCGTCCTCGATGTAGTCCTTGCCGTCATTGACGCTCTTGATGGTGATCTGGCTGTCGCCCTGCCCGGCGTATGGAATCAGGCACGTCACGACCTCCGACGCGGAGACGTACTCGGACAAGTCCAGCAGATTCTCCCCAAAGCGGATGACTTGCCCGCACGATGTGCCGCTCTCCTTCGTCCAATCCAGATAGCGTGTTTCGCCGTCGTAGCGGACGCGCAGGAAGCCGCCGTGGATGTCAATCAGGTTGTCGCTGATTTCGTCCCAGGTGTTGCCGTAGCCCGTGTTTTCCACGCTGGACAGCGTCTCAATGTCCACGTTGCCGATTTGGAACTGCTGCGCCTCGCTGACCGCCTCGTTGTGCCGCGTCAGGTACAGGCGGAACAGCCCTGCCGCCGTGCCGTCGTAATCCGCCAATTTGTACGGATGCAGAACGCTGTCCACCAAGTAGGTGAGTTCGCCCTCGCAGGTGACGGTCTTCTGGCGGTAGAAGTCGGTTTCCGTTTCCAGCACGCGCCCGCGCCAGATGATTTCGTCATCCTGCCGGATGTCAATCCGCGTCCGCATTTTGTGCAGCGCGCTGTACATCGGGTGCTCCGGCAGCAGCACGAACGTGAGCGTTCCGGCGGCGTTGCACTGCGTTTCCAGCACGGGGGAGAGGACGGAAAGTTCCTCGTCCCCCGGAGAATACAGCAATGCGTCGTCCGCATAGATGGTGTACATTACAGCCTCCCTCCTCGGTAGTCGATGGATACCGTGCCATTCCCAGCGAAGGTCAGCACGTTGTCGCCCTCGGTGATGCAAATGCCGCTGATGCGGTTGTCGCCTGCCGTCAGCGCGTACTCCTTGCCGCCGAATGTCGCCGTCATCGCGCTGCTTGTCGTGATGGTCGGGATGCACGGCCGCCTTGTGCCGGGAATCGTCAGCGTCAGCGTGCCATCCACCGGCAGCGCCTTGTAGTCGCGGATGATGCCCGCCTCAAAGTTGAAGGTGTCCCACAGCCAATCATCCAGCGAACCCGTGATTTCCAGCTTGTACGGGTCGCAGACGGCTTTCAGACTGATGGCGGCGGTCTTACGGTCGCTCTCCAGCGCGTTCACGGTCACACGCCCGGTGTAGGAGTAGCCGGGGTCTTCATCGAGGATGATTTGCACCCGCTGCCCGTGCAGGGTGTCCAGTATTTCGGAATACAGCGCATCCCAGCGGTTCCGCGCGTCAATGACGATGAACTCCGCCGAGAAATCCCGTGTCTGATAGCCCACGCGCCCGGTCAGCGCTTCGGACAGGTCAAGCGCGCCGTCCAGCCCTGGCACATCCACATAATTTGTGCGCACCTTCGGCGGCGCGATGGTCGGGCGCGTTTTCGGCAGCAAGCCCCAATCGCGGTAGGTGTGCTTGCCGCCCAGCGTTACCCCGTAAATCATGCGTTCCGCCCCTTTCGCAGTGCCATCCGCCCCAGACGCTTGTCCATCTTGCCCGCCGTTGCGCCGACAAGCACGCCCGTATCCAGCACAATCTGCTGCTGATTCATGCCGCTGAAGCCGCTTTGCAGGGTGGCAAGCATCTGGTCGAGCTTGCGCTCCATGCTTGCGCCCACGACCTCACCCACCGCGCTTTTGACGTACCCTTGCAGCACGCCGATGGGCGCGACGGCTTCCGCGCCGGCTTCCCCGACGAGGTGATAGCCGGAAGCCGTGTCAAAGAGGGTTGGCTTGGAGAAGACTGCGCCGGAGGCGTGGGGGAAGATGAGATTATTCAACGTTTCGCCAAAGACGCTCCGTAATGCGTCGCGCCCTTGAGGTGTGCTGACAATTTGCTGGTAGCGGCTATCCGGGCTAAGCGGATTCGTTGCCGGGTCTTTCAGGGACGAAACGGTCTGCTGAATCGTTTTCCATCCGACTGTCAAGCTCAGCCCCTTTGTCGCCCTGTCCCATGCGTTCTTCACTTGCTTTGCGATGTTGAGCGGGTTCAGCAAGTGCCACATAATCGAAAGCGCACCCCCGATTTTTGTCTTGACCTCTCCCCACCATTTGGTGACGGCTTCTTTCGCCGCCTCTTGGTCATCGCCAGTGCCCAGCCCGAACACGATGGTCAGCAAGTTGCCGAACAGTGCCTTGACGTCTCCCCACCACTTCTCCACGGCTTCTTTCGCCGAGGTGAGCGCGTCGCCAATTGCCTTAAACGCAATTTCCAGCGCACCGCCGACGGCGGTCTTAACATCCTCCCACCAGTCGCTGATGCTCTCCGCAACCTTGTCCCAGTCCGGCAAATCAATTCCGAAGATGCCCTTGAAAATGCCCTGAATCAGCGGATAGGCGATATTCTCCCACGCCCACTTGATGGCGTTCCCAATGTCCGAGAGAATCTGCGGTAGGTTCGTCACAATCGACCGCAAACCGCTGCCGATCGCCGTTCCCAGCCCCTTGAAGTCAATCTTGCCGATGAGGCTCTTGAACGTCTTCAGCAGCGACGGGAACAGTTTCTTGAGCGCGCCGCCGATTTGCTTGACGACGTTCGGCAGCACGTCGATGATGCTGCCCAGCAAGTCCGGCAGCACGTCCGCCAAGCCGCCGATGAGCGTTGTCGCCGCCTCAATCATGGAGGGGAGAACGGTGCTGATGATGCCCGGAAGCTGTGGCGCAAGCGTCGAGACAAGCGTCTGAACCGCTTGCACGAGGCGCGGCGCCATCGTCTGCAAGCGCGGGACGATGTTGTCCGCCGCGGTCATCACGCTGTCGGACAGGTTGCCGACAAGCTGGTCAATGTCCTGATTGCCGTCCGCTAAGCCGGAGAGCAGGTTCGCCCACGCCGCCTTGACCGAGCCGATAGAACCGGAGATGGTCGTCGAGGCTTCCTTCGCCGTCGTCCCGGCAATATTCTGGTTTTCCTGGATGACGTGGATGGCTGCGATGATGTCCGAGAAGTTGCTGATGTCGTACTTCACGCCGGAGAGCTTCGACGCATCCGCCAGCAGCCGCTCCATTTCCTTTTGTGTTCCGCCGTAGCCCAACTTGAGGTTGTCCAGCCATTTGTTACCCCCGGTTTCCCGGTATTACAAAAGCCACACGCATTCGCGCATGGCTTTTAGGGATTAGACTATATCTTCAACTTTTCAAAAGTCCATCCTTTTTTCGTTCCTTTGCGGTACAGCTTGTGATAGTGCACTTCACTATCGGAGCAGCCAAAATGTTCGGCTACTGCTTGCCTTGACTCAAAAAGAATGGTTCTGCCATCGAGATGTGTAGCCTTGACTTGGCGTTTCTTGTTCTTGATTCTGGATTTATAGCCATAAGCCAGAGCATTTTCTGACGGCGTTACCCAGCGTAGGTTGGAAACGTCATTGTTCGAGCGATTCCCATCAGTGTGGTCAACCCAGCATTTCGCATCGTCATCCGGTTTTTCAAGGAAAGCATCCGCAACAAGCCTGTGAACGTTATGGCTAATCGTTATTCTGCAATAGCCGCCATTCTTGCTTAATACCATGATTTGCCCAGTGCTGTCTTTCCTTATTCTGCCCTTGTTGCTTACGGAATAGCCGGGTAAGTCGGAAATCGGCTTCCAAATCTCCATGTCGTACTTCCTTTCAAAAGTTGGTGCGCACTTCCAGCACCATACCAACAGGTGCTGTACTCGGTGACAAACCGATAGTCGTTTGACCTTCATAATTCGCATTATAGCACAATTTCATCTGCTATACAATGCAAATTATGTTTGGCACAGGATAGCCATGCCGCCTCGACGGTTTAGGTTTCCCCTGTTAGCAGGGCAATCTCATCAGGCATTTCCTCCTGCATTTTTGCCCCACACCTCTGGTAGAGTTCACGCACATTCACCGCATAATCGCTTATGCGGCGGACATTGGATTTATCGTGTAGTTGCCCTTCGAGAACCCCTTATAGGCGTTCTGAATATCCTCCGTGCTGGTGCCGAAGGTGTTCGCATTATCCGCCATGTCGGTGATGGCAAGGTCGGCATACGCGGCGGCGGCGACGGTATCCTTGCCCAGGGACGAAATCAGGCTCGCGGAGAAGCTCGTCACCGTGTCCATGTACTCGTTGGCGGACAGACCCGCCGTGCGGTAGGCGTTGCGCGCGTATTCCATCACGAGGTTCTGCGCATCGTCGCCAAAGAGCTTCTTCACGCCGCCTTCCAGCTGCTCATAGCTGGCGTAGGCGCTCATGGCGCTGCTGACAAGCTTGCCCATCGCGGTTGTGACTGCCGCAACGCCCGCGCCGATGACTTTGCCCATTTGCAGCGCCGCTTGTCCCGCCAGCTTGAAGCCCTTGCCCAGCACACCGCCAACCTTCTGCCCGGCTTTGCTGACCTTGGCAAGCGCTTTTTCTGCCCCACTCGTATCCAGCACGATAGAGCCGAACAGTTCAAAGATACTGCTCATGTCGTTTTCCTCCCTTCTCCCGGCGGCGTGAAGCCGTCGAGCAGATTCCGGCTGTGCCGGATGTCCTCTGCCGTGATGTCCGGCGCATCCACCGGCGCAAGGGTACGGTATTCGTTCAGAAAATCGCCGAAGCCCTTGTCAAAGCACTTGTGCAGCCACACTTCCCACAGCAGCTTCTCTTCCGCCTCTTCGTTGTACATGCGGATGCACTGCTGGATGAAGTCCGCCAGTCTCCCGCGCCGCAGCATCCCGGTCAGCAGCGCCATCGGGTCGCTGTAGCGGCGGTAAAGCATGTCGAAGAGCTTTACTTCGTCTGCCCCAAGCGCTTCATCAGCCGCGTAAAAAAATCGCGGAAATCCTCGCTCACCATCAGGGTGAATACTGCCTCGGCGAACACGCCCATGTCCAGCGCGGCAATTTCGGCGGGCGTTTTGCCGCTCAAATCCGCCAGCAGGGTGTAGATTTCCGCCTTGCAGTCCGGCAGGCGCGCCAGCAGCTTGTCCGCAATCATCAGCGCGACGGTTACGCCGAGGCTCTCCGCGCTCTCGCTGCCCTCGCGCACCCGCTGGATGGCGGTCTTGGTCGGCATGACGCTGCGCAGGTCGTTCACGCCGATTTTGGACAGGATGCGCATCATCGTGAAGAGGTCGTCCGCGCGCAGGCGGCGCATGGTTAAGGCTTCATTTTCCATCGTGATTCCTCCTTTTGATAGAAAAGGGGAGAAAAGCGCGCGGCTCTTCTCCCCCCAAGGGGCATTGCCCCTTGACCCGTTCTCGCGATTGACTTGTCTGCATACTGCATACAGTTTTCGCGTGTTTATACAGATTCACGCCGTCGCCTCGGCGGTCTGCGCTTACGCAGCATAGGTGTCGTTCGGATAGTAGATGTGCCACGGCAGCGTCTCGCCGTCGCCGTCCAAACCGGCATAGCACTCGAACGTGTACGTCCCGACCGTGCCTTGCTTGCTCTTGTTGTCGTTCTCAAAGCCGGACGTGCACAGCGCATTGTCCAGAATCGCGATGATGTTGCGTCCATCCAGCGTTTTGCCGACAAAGGCGATGTTCTCCCAGTAGTCGCCCACGGCGATGTCCGCCTTGTCCTCGATGAGGTTGAAGCGCGTGTCGGTCGTCGCCGCCGCACTCTCGCCCAGCGTCGCCGCCGTCAAGACATCCTCCGTCAGCTCAATGAAGTTGACCTCCATCGTCGCCGTGCCGCCGGTCTTCTTGGACAGCCCCTTCGTGTTCACATACACGCCGTCCACTTCCACCTTCGTGATTTCCGGCTTAATCGACACCTTCGAGCCGCCGGACGTTGCGCCGACAAGCGAATCGGTGAAATTCCACGCCGCGCCCTCGTACTTCAGCCCCTTGTGAATCGTGCCCGCACCGAATACGATGCTCTTGGGCGTGGCGCTCGTCGCGCCGCTTCTGCCTTCCTTCATGTTTCGTCCACACTCCATTCTTTGATGTTCAGGTTGATGCTGATGCGCCGTGCCGCGCCGTCAATGTCCGGCAAAAACGACGCACCCGCGAAAGAAATTGCAAGCCCTGACCCGCGATCCGTGATGCACGTCCAGCCATACGCCGGGAATCGCGCCTGAATCGCCTTTGATGCCGCCAGCAGGGCATCAAGACCCGCGCGGCTGTAGCCCAGCAGGGTCATCGTGCTGTCCGTGCGCCCATCCTCGGTGAAGCCCTCCGCGTCCACCCACTGCCCGACGAAATACGTTTCCGGCAGCGGGGCTGCGCGGTACTGCCCCAGCGCGTATGGCAAGCGCATATCCGCCATCGCCGTGCGGAGGATGGAAAGCGCCTCCTGCGTCATTTCATTTCCTCCCCAAGAATCGTTTCCGCCATGCGGATGATGGTGTTCTGCTTCGCCGCGAATGCCTTCTGGAGTGTCAGATGCGCGTCCTCGCCATTGGTGGCGACGGCAGGAAGCCCTTGGCTCCTGAGGTACTGGACGGCTTCCTCCGCCTCCTGCTGGCTGTCGTACACGCGCGAGTTCTTCTCGCCCCGCGGCTGTCCCTCGATGTACACCCACCAGCCTTTGCGCCCGTCGCCGTGGATGGCGTGGCTGCCCGTGCCGAACTCGTTCCAGAATGATTCCTCCAGCGGGCTGCCAATCTGCGCGCTCATGGCGTTTTCATCGACGGAATTGCTCCATGAGCCGCGCAATTGCGTCTTCTTCGTGGGCGTGGTGCGGATGGTCTGGCTTGTCACCTCGTGCGCCGCCTCGATAAGGAAGCGTTTTGCCGCGTCCTTCATCTGCGCGCTGACTTTCATGCTGTAATCCCGAAATTCAACCGGCATTGCTGTCGCCTCCTGTGTATTTCAGGTAGATTTCCAGCTGTGAGCCGCTGCCCATCTCCATCGGATTGTCAATCAGCAGCACATCATAGCACTTTCCCCGGCAGACAAGGCGGCTGTTTTCCGCCGTGAGGTCTGCCGGGAGCGCCTGATAATCCGCCACAAAGACATGGGTGCTTTCCTGCACCTTGGCATTGTACACGCTGTACTTACTGTCGCCGCCGGATAGGTCGAGCCATCCGGAAAGCGTCGCTGCATCCGTCCATGCCTGCACCTGTTCGCCGATTTCGTTTGTCGTCGTCGCGCTGGTCTGGATGATGGCTGTCACGTTGCCGCCGATGCCCTTCATACCTTGTCCACCCCTTGCCCGAATCGCGCCTTGATGTAGGGCGTCAGGAAGCCCATGAGCGCCTTGGGGAAGCCCATGACGGCGTTCTCGCCCGTCAGGTCGAAGTAGGTGACGGCGTGGCGGGAAATCGTCTCCGATGCCACGCCGACCTTGTTTCGATTGTCCAGTTCCCACTTCAGCAGGTTCACGACGCCCATCTTCACATCGTCGGGATAGCGCACGAGCGTCGCCGTCACGTCGATTTCGTCCTTCAAGCCACGCTCTGAGACCGTGAAGGCGAGTTCGTCCGCGCTTTCGACGGTATACAGCCCGTCATTGTACAGGGAGAATGTCACCTGCACCGTATCGCCGGCGGAGAAGGGGACAAGCGCTTCCCCCATAAAGGTGCGTCCCACGACGTCACCCGTCCAGCGTTCGCTCCTGCGCTGGAAGTTGTTGTTCGTGTAGGCGCGAATCAGCAGCTCAAAGCCGCGCAGTTTCGCCGCCAGCAGCGCGTCATCTGCATCTGTGGTGATTTGCTTCCGCAGCTCCTCCACCGTCATCAGCATGACACTTGCCCCCTCCTTTCATCACTTCTTGAACTTCGCCAGCACGACCTTCGCGCTGTTGGTCAGCGCCACGCCGTAATACTTTGCTGCCGTCACGTCGGTCTGCTGCTTCTTCGGCAGCCATTCCGCGTCCACCTGAATGTCCTTTTTGAGGAAGATGGTCACGGCGGGCAGCTCGTCCTCGGTGTACTCGGTTTCGGGGGAATCGGGTTCGAGCTTGATAATCGGGCAGAGGTAGTACTGATTCGCCGTCGTAACCGCGTTCACCGTGTCGCCAATCTTCAGCACGGCGGCGCAAAGAGGCTGCACGGTGGACAGCTTCTTGTGGCTTGCGTCTTCGGCGGTGCTTTCGTCGGTGATGGTGAAAGTGCCGCCAGACGCCTTCTCATACTCGATGTGCTTAACCTTCTTGGACTTCTTGACCCACGCGCCCGCAATCTTGCCAATCGCGCCGTTCACCGCCACGCCCGCTGTGAACTTGTCCGCGGACAGGAAGTCGCTGTCCTTGAGCAGCGTCGCCTCCTGCGCCGGGTGGATGAACAGCACCTTGTCCACGCCATCCTCTTCGTCCTCAAACTTGGCAATCGCGTCCACCAGCCCGCCGTAGGCAATCGCCGCGAGCGTGGAAGCCGCATAGACATTCTTGCCCATATACACCGCGTCCAGCACGTCGTTGTCCACCTTGCCCGCAATCGCCTTGGCAAGCTGGGTTTCCGCCTGCGCAATCGGGTTGCCCAGACCGCTGTTGACGGCTTCCTGCGTGATGCCGACCGCCTTCATCGCCTTCTTAATCGTGAAGGTAGTCGAGGAAGCCGTCAAGGTGCTGAGCCCCACCTCCGCGCCTTCTGCCACGTTCTCCGCGTCGCCGATGTAGTTCCAGCTCGGCACGGTCTTGGTGTCGCCCGGAACGCCCACCAGCGTCGTGTCCACCTTCGCATAGGGGGTCAGCTTCAGCTGCGCGTCAATTTTCGCGCCAATCATCGCGCCCATTACTTCGGGGTTAATCAGGTTGTTCAGCTTGGTAACTGCCATTTATTTTTTCCTCCTCATTATCATTTTCGTGACCTCACGAAAATGGTCTGTGCCATTTTGTTAATGTCAACAAAATGGTGTCATTTCTCCGCCGCCATCGCCGCGCGGAAGGCTTCCGGGTTCTCCTCGAAAATTTCCCGCCGTTCTGCGTATGGCTTCTTCAGAATCTCACTCCGGGACAGCGTCCCGTGTCCCTCCTGATCCGGCAGACGGTTCTCGATGATGTTCTTCTTGCCGCTGGCTTCAAACTGGTTCGGGTACTTTTTCTTCAAACTGGCAAGGGTGTTCTCCCATCCGTCGATGTTTCCCTTGTCGTCCAGCGTCAGGGCGTCCCCTTTCTGCTGGAGTACCCACGTCATGTAGTCGATGTCGCTTGCGCCACCGCGCATGAGGGCAATGTGGATAGCAGCATCCATGCGGCTCTTTTGCAGGGCCGCCTGCGCCGCTTCAAGCTGCCTGTGCATCTCGTCCATCTTCTCTTGGCTGCCGCTGTGTTCTGCCTTGTCGGCTTCGAGGGCGGCAATCTTCTGCTGCGCCGCTTCGAGCTGCTGGCGAACGCTTTCGTGTTCTCCTTTGAGCTTTCCGAGGCGAATATCCGCGTTCTCCTCGCCGGTGGTGAAGAGCTTGGCGGTTTTCATGTCGTTCTGGATGGCGCGAATGGTGTCCTCCGCAACGCCGTTCTGTTTGAGAATCTCTGCAAGCGTCATGTGTTTCTCCTTCCACCGCCCTACGCTTATCTACGGGGTCGCATCCCGTGGGCAGTCGGTGTTTTACGCCGCCTCCGGCGAGAGAATGATGTTGTATACCAGAATCGCAAAGGCGCACCCGCTCTTGCGTCAGGTGCGCCTGATCGCCGTTATTGGAGCAGTGCCGCCCACGTCTTCGCGCCGACGATGCCATCCGCGGTCAAACTGTGCGCGGTCTGGAATGCCTTGACGGCGGCGGTGGTGTTCTTGCCGACGATGCCGTCCACCTTGCCGCAGTCGAATCCCGCGTCAATCAGCAGGTATTGCAGAACTTTGACTTGCGTCCCTCTGCTGCCGTTTCTGAGGACGAGAAGGGGGCTTGCGCCGTCTCCGGCATCCGCCGGGTTCTCGGTCGGGGCGGGCGTGACAGGCGTGTCAGAGGGCGAATCAGGCGTATCAGCGGCGTAAGACGTGCCGGTCAGCTCCGCCCACTCGTTCCAGCGGGTGATTTTGCTCTCGACCACGCCGTAAGCCGTGCCTTTCGCCTCGATGACCTTGCCATCGCCGACGTACAGCCCGACGTGGTGGCGATCGCTGCCCTTGGTGAGGAACACCGCCGTGCCGGGCTTGAGCGGCTGACCGTCGGTGCGCTTGCCGCCCTGCAATGCCCCCTTGGCGGCGGCGTACTTGCGCCACATGGTGTTGCTGCCGTGGTACATATACCCGCCAAGCTGCTTATATGCCCACCAAAACAGCCCGGAGCAGTCCGCAACACGCCGCCCGACCCACTGCTGCCCGTAGCGTATCGTCTGCGCGCGGGTGGCGCTGTCCTGCGCACGCTGCGTGTGAACCTGCCCCGTGCCGCCCCAGATGTACCCCCATTTTTCCGCCAGCGCGCGGCGGAAGAGGGCGACCACCTCCGCTGCGCTGACCGTTTTTGATGCCATCGTCAATCACCACCGGGGTCAATTTCTGCTTTGCCGAGCTGTTTATACACCTGATTCACGCCCGTCGAGGCGAGCCCCGACACGATGCCGACCGCGAGCGCGTTCAGCACGTCCTTCGCCGGAAAATCCGGGATGACGTACATGCCCACGATGCCCAGCAGACCGCCGACTGCGCCCACAATGACGGGAATCAGCTCGTCCTTGATAGCGCTGATGGTCTTGCAGAGCAGGCCAATCAGGTAGGTGATGACGACAATCGCCAGCACTGTGCCCATGGTAGAGATGTCCATGATACCACTCCTTTTCGGAATTATTGTATGAAAAAACAGCCTGCACGAGGTGTGCGGCTGCTTTTCGCAAGAGGATGTTTGTCCCAAGTTAAGTTGCAATTTTGCCGACCCAAAAGCCAGCAAATGCAGGGAAATCAAGCGTTTGCAAGTTGACGGCAAATTGCAATTGCACGCAATTCACACGCAATGTTCCACCATGATGTCGCTGAGAAACTCCCGATTCACGGTGATGTTCGGCAGCTCATTCGCCTTCATGGTAATGACCACCTGCAAGTTCGTCGGGCAGGCATAATCGCCGTAGATGCTTTCTGCCTTTTCGGTGATGGTCTGCCCGCAGTCCCTGATTTGCTGGATTCGCTCCTCTCTGGTCATGGTCACGTTTACGCACTCCTTTCAACGTATCAAAAAAGCACCTTGCGGGGGGCAGGGTGCTTAATATTCTTCCACGATTTCAAAGTCCTCCGGAGAGTACAGGAACGTTTCGCCGCTGTCATCCGTCACGCGGAAAAGTCCCGTCACCGAATGGTATGCGCTATATACCTTGCCGTTTTTCAGATAGATGTGGTCTGTGTCATTTACGCAGCGCACCTTCATTTCCGGCTTTTCAGGAAGTGGTGCGGCAGCTTCTTCAAGCTGACGGAGAATCATCACGTCATCTTCTTTCAGCAGCTTGTCCAGATCTTCGCGTGACATAGCGGCATACTTTGCGCGTTCTTCGTAGTCAATGTTGTCATTTTCGCGGTAAACTACTCGTTTTGCCACGTTACTTCACCTCCCTGAAAGAAAAATCGTACAACTCCGACAGATATTCCAGTGCCTTACGCTGTGCATCACCTTCATTGTAACCTGTTTTTTTGAAGCTGTCAACACGCTTGTTATAAATTGCATCAATGATTTTCGTTTTGGGTGCGCTGTACTTGTAAATCGTCCCATCATGACATAGCACATAGCCCGCCGAATACCCATTTTGCAATGCAGCGTTGATGTCTGCCGCGCTCGGCGGCATACTGCCGGGGTGGTTGTGGAACGCTACCACTTGCTCGCCTTTCTCCTTCGCCTTTTTAATGGCGTTGAAGATTTCCTCCGTGTACTCCGGCGTTCCCGGCTTGCTGCCTGTGACGGACTTCACCCACGTCTGCCTATCGCGGTTATACAGGTACAAGTCCTCGCCGTTCTGCCCGGAACGATGCTGCAGCAGTTCCTTGGCGGCTTTCAGAAACTCGCGCCGCTCTTGCGGGCTGTTCGCCATCAGGTCGAATTTGTCCGCGTATTCTCGGCTTTCAAGTACCTTGGAATCCACCGCGAACGCGCGGCTTTTCGTAATTCGTTCCTGATTGTAGAATACTTTTTCACTTTCCTCGGCGGCTTTCAGATACTTCTCCTCAAACTCCCTGAACCCCTCCGTCTTGTCCAGCCCGAAGAACTTCGCCCTGTCCTTCATGGTCTGCAACTCGTCCGCATCCAGCGCCCACTTCGCCCTTGTCAGCGCCACGCACCGGCAGTTGCAGTCCTCTTCCGGTCGCCCGAATGCGCCGGGGTATTCCGCCTTCTTGCCGTCTATCTCGAACGGTTCGCCGACTTCGCGGATTTGCCCGTCCAGGATGCGGTGATTCGTGCGCGTGTTGCCGTCCAGCACGGCATCCCACTGCTTGACCACTTGGCAGCCTTGACCCTTGGCGGCGTTGCGCGCGTCATCAGCGGATTGCTGCTGAATGCGGTGTCCTTCGGTGCGGACAATCGTTTTGGCGCGTTTGAGCGGAATGCCGGAAGAAATCTGCACCTGACGGGCAATGAAGCTGTAATCGCTGCCGATGGAGATGCCGATGGAAATCTCCCGGCGGATGGTCTTCTTCAGCTTCTGCATATCCACGCCGAGTTCACCGTACAGCCGCCCGCTGAGCTTGCTGTCCGTGCGGACGGCGCGGGTGACGGCACGCTGGTCAATGGGGGCGAGAATCGGCATTCCCTGCTTGTGCAGGCTGTACATTGTGCCGACGTAGCCGTGCTGATAGCTGCGCGTCAGGTATTCTTCGATGGTCTGATTGCTTTTCTTGTGCAGTTCGTCCAGCGCGGCGTTGATTTGGGCTTTCATCGCCTCCTGATAGCGCTTCTGATAAATCTTCGATTGCGTCATTTCGTCGCTTTCGAGGATGCGAATGTGGTTGTCGATGCGCCGGAGCGCCCGCTGGTACGCCTTTTCCAGTGCCTTGATGGTCTCCTGCTCATCATCCAGCATGGCTTGCAGGGCTTCCTTCTCGCTCTTGCGCATTCACATCACCCCGCGTCATCCTCTTCCGCCGGAACGTCCGCCAGCACCACGTCCGCCGTGTCGTCGCCTGATTTCGTCCGCCCGCGAATCGTCTTGTAGTCCAGTTCCAGCACGTCGCAGATGTTTTCCAGCAGCGTTTCGTCATCCAGCACGTCGGTGAGCGCCAGCAGCGTGTTCACTTGCGCCTGCTGCTTCTGCGCGTCGGTCAATGCAATCTGCGCGTTGTCCAGCGCGTTCGCCATCACCTCGCGCCGGAAATCGAAATACACGTCCTGCATCTGGTAGTCCGTGCCGCCGGATTCGTTGATTTCCGCCAAAACGATTTTCAGCAGCTTGCGCATGAACTGCTTCAAGCGGATTTCCAGCTTGTTGCACTTGAGGTCAAGCAGCGCATAGCGGCTCTTGATGACGATGTTCGTCACGTTGCCGTCGCCGACTTGCGCCGCGTTAAAGCCCATGCCGAAGCGGTAGATGTTTTTCTCGTCCAGTTCCAGCTTCGTCTGGCGCGCCTGATAGGGGATGTCAATCGTGCGGATCTCCACGTCGCCGCCGGAATCCGGGATACCGATGTGCTTTTTCGCCCGGATGTTCGTCATCAGCTCATCGAGGTTGTCGCCCTCAAAGCCCTTGACGACGTAGAGGACTTCGTTCGCGTCCTGAATGTTGTTGGAAAGCCCGCAACTCATGAGGTCGTAGTCGTCAATCAGCCCCTTGATGGTTTTCAGCCCCGAAAACTGCTTTGACCCGTTGTCCAGGCGGAAGAAGGGGATGAAGCCGAAGCCGTCAAAGTAGGTGCTTTCGTCGCCGGGCTTGCGCCAAATGGTGTGCGGGCGCGGGTTCAGCGGCGCGGATTCATCCGGCACAATCTCGCCCTCGTTCACCTGGCAGAAGAAGTGCGTCTGCTTTTTGTCCCACACCTGAATGCGCTTGATGGCTTTGTTGTCCTTGCCGATGCGGTCGATGTACCAGTAGATGACGTACTCGCAGCCGTCGTCGGTGTCCTTTGCACGCACTTCCACCACGCCGAGGCTGTCCGCTGCCTGAAAGCGCGTGTGGCCGTCCGCATCCTTGTAGGCGTACATGTACTCAAAGCCCTTCGCCACCGCGCCCGTGATGACCTCGTACAACTCCGCGATGAAGTCCTCGTCGAAATAGTCCTCCAGCGCCTTTTGAAGCTCCGGAATGTCCGACCGCACGAACGCTTCCTGCCCGGACAGCATGTACTGCGCCTCTTGGTCTACCAGCTCGGTGAAGAACGGGTGGCTGATTTTGATGTTCGAGCGGTTCTTGTCCTCCTGCGGCGTGCCGTCGGCGTTGATGAAGAACAGGCGGTAATTGCGGATGTCGTGGTCGCCCTCGTAGTAACGCTGACCCTGCCGCGCAAGCCGCTTGCGGGTGGATGCGCTGTCGCTGTCGATGAATGCGCGGATTTCCGCGGGGGATAACATAGGGATACGCCTCCTCGGTGGTGAATTTGGGGTTCAAAAAAAGCACCGGGCGGAACGCTGTCATTTTGCCGCTTTCCGGCGTCTGTAGGTTGCCGCCAGCCCCGCGCCGCCGCTCACGCTGATGACGGTCGTCGGGGCATAGGTAGTCAGCGCCTTGTAGGCTGCGACTTCGTCCGCAGAAATGTCGGTTTCCACCGGTGTAGCAAGCGCAGCCCAAATAAAAACGTCATTCTCGTCCAAAAACTGCTTAAAGTCATCGAGGGTCGTCGTGCCTTTTTCGGCGAATGCAAAGCCGACAAGGTTATTATGATTGGCAATCGCCCCGCCGACCGTTTCAGAGCCAAGAGCGGTGGAAAAGTGCGTGCAGAGCACGTTCGATGTGCATGTGCCATTGAACCAAGCGAAGTAGCGGTCAACCTCGCGACCTGCCGTCTGCCAATTGAGCGACGATGTTACCTTGATTTTCCGGATACGCTGCACCCGCACGCCGCGCGCCAAATCCACCTCGTCGCAGACCCACTGCTGCCCGTTCTCGTCCGTGTAGTTCCCGCCGGATGTGACCGGGATGCCCGGCAGCGCATTCGGCGTTTGCAGCGTCAGCGTCTGCGAATTGTTCGCGCCGTCCGACACCGTGACCACCACCGTTTCGCCGTCACCCGCGCTGACAATCGGCACGGGCACAGTCGGGAGCGGCACGCCGTTCTGCGTGCTTTTGCCGTACACATGCAGTGCGCCAAACGGTTTCCCACCGATGCACTCCGTCAGCGTCAGCGGATTGCCGGAAAGCGTCGTGTCCTCGCCGCTGGTCACGCCCTCGTACAGCTTGCGGATGAACGTACCATAGAGCCGGTTGTCGCGCTCCACGCCCATCTTGGCGGCAATGTCATCCAGCACGTCGCCCAGCAGCCGCCCTTGTGTCTGGATGCCCAGCCCTGCCGCCAGCGCGTCCAGCTTGCCGTGGAAGCCGACCTTCTCGCACGGGATTGCGTACTGCGCAAGAATCGCCGTCAGTCTTTCTCCGTCTGTCATTCGCGTCATCCTCTCGTTAGTACGTCCATCTCTTGTTGATGATGTATTTTTCCAGCCCATACCGCATGGCGTCCATCAGGTGGTTGAAGTCGTCAATGGGGCTATCGAGCATCTTGCCGAACTTGTCCTTGTCCCATGTGTAATTGCTGATTTCCGTCAGGAAGTTTATGCAGCGCGGGTGGATGATGATTTCGAGATTTTGAACCCACTGGATGCCGCTGCGGATGCTGTCCGCGCCTTTCGCCGCGCTGTGTACGCGCAAGCCCATGCCGCGCAGCTCAGCAATGGATTTCGGCTCTGCGCCGTCGGCGGTGATGTTCACTTTGCCGTAGCCCATCGCCGTCACGCGCTTGGCAATCATGTCGTTCGTCAGCCCCCGTTCGTACAGCTCGTCAAAGACGTACAGGCGGCGCGCCGGAATGTCCAGCAATCCGCAGAACAGCGCCGTCGGGTCGTTGGTGAAGCCGAAGTCCAAGCCGAACACGGATTCCAGCTTGCCCGTTCGGCTGATTTCCGCCGGGTCGAACGGGGATTCCCGCCAGTGCTCGTAAATGAGCCCCTCCACAATGCCCCAGTTCCCTAAGCCAGCCACGGCGTAGCGGCGCGGGTTCGTCGCCTTCATCCGCTCAAATAGGCGTAAATCCTGCTTATCCAGCCACTCGTTGCACTGGTAGTTCGTTGTGATGGCGAGGATGTCCGGGTCTTCTACGTCGAAAAAGCGCGCTTTCAGCCAGTGCTTCTGATTCCACGGGTTGAACGTCAGCGTGATTTGCTTGAACAGCGGCGGTGCGCATTCGCCGCGGATGGATTCATCCAGCGTGTTGAAGTCGCTCTCGTTCATGATTTCGTAGGCTTCTTCAATCCACACCCAGCACAGCACGCCGCTCTGCGCGGTGATGGAGGTCAATTTCAATGGATCATCCATGCCGCGAAAGTAGATTTTCTGTCCCGTCGGCTTGTAGGTGATTTCCAGCGGGCTTTCCTTCCAGCTCCAGAACGCCTCCACTTGCAGACGTTGAATCGCCCAGAGAAGCTGTGTGAAGCAGCTGTCGCGCAAGGTGCGGTACGTTTTGCGGATGACCAGCAGGTTCGCGCCGGGGTACTTCATCATGCGGTAGATGAAATTCAGCGCCGTCGTGGTGCTTTTCTTGCTTGCGCGGCTGCCTTTGCACACGCGGTAGCGCCCCGTGAAGCGCCAGAACGCGCCGTAGCCGCGCCCGACGACATCCGGCAGGTAGATTCGCGGCTGATTAGTCGTCAAGCGCATCCTCTCCCGCCAGAATCACCGGCAGGCTGCCCGACACATCCACCCTGTCCGTGAACAACCCGTAGCGCTTGCCCAGCAGCTCCGCCGCCTTGTTCGCGTCGCACAGCCGCGCCGGAATCTCGACGACCTTCGGTTCTTCCTTCTTCGTCGTGCGCCGGGTAGGCTTGCTGCCGCCATCGCCGGGGATGACTTCCGTCTTCTCCTCCATGCACGTCACGACGACAGACTCCTTCATCTCCCGGCGCATCACCGCCGTCAGGTATTTCAGCACTTCGTCCTGCTTGGCAATCAGCGCATCTTCCTTTTCGTCCATGCGCTTTTTGATGTTTTCAGTCACCTTAGGTTTTGTGAGGTTCTCTGCCGCAATCGCCGCCGCTGTTTTCGGGGAATACCCGGCGCGGATGGCGGCTTGCGTCGCGTTCAGGTCGATGAGGTACTCGTCGCAGAAGCGGCGCTGTTTCTCGGTCAGTCCAGCCAAGTCCACCATCCTTTCTGGAATGCGGAATGAGGAATTGCGCCACCACGCGCGGGGATTTCGTCTCCACACGCGGGGCGCAGCGAATTCGGGGCACAAAAATACCCGGCGGAGACTGGCGCGTCCGTCGGGTGAGGTGATTGGAGGTTTCCATGTGCAGTATAGCACGGGGAGGGTGTGAAATACTATGAAATACTACGCAAAGTGCAGAAAGCCGGATGTGAACCGCTCCCTGTCACCTCCACGGGGTTTCCTTCTTTTGAAGCAACGTCGGTTTTTCAAGCCAGCATCTCCATGTGTTGCCGTACCTTCCAAACCGTTCTTCGTTGTTCAGTCTTTCAATTACACCGCGCCATGTAAGCAGTTTATCTGTTCCGCCTTTGTCCTCTGTCCAGAAAAACGTCGGCTGCCCTCTGTTGGACAATTTCTTGTTCTCCATTTCTTTCAGGGATAAAACCCGATTGGCCAGCACTGCTCTGCGAATAGCGGATTCATGTGCTTCTGCGCTTGTTCGCTTCACCGGTGACCTTGATTCGCACTTCGGGCACTGATACCAGTGTTCACCCAAGAAATCTTCCAGTTCCATAGCTCTGCCGCAGTACGGGCAGTATGGAGTAGGCTTATTATCGTTCATTTTTCCCTCCTGCGGAATTATCAGTGATTCCAGCGCGAAATCATCCAAGGCGGTCGGCGGCGATTGTGCTGCTGACCGCCTTTGTTTTACCGCCCGTTCACCAGCACGCACGCCACACAGACCAACGCCGCCAGCAGCCCCAGCACGCCCAGCATCGCCATTCCTCCACCTCCCAACTGCTGCTCAAATGCAAGGGCAAAACCCGCTAAGATTGCAAGACCAAACGCACAAAGCAAAAGCCGTTCCGGCGCATCGTCGCGCCGCCGCATTGCATCCCTGCAAGCACAGAGAAAGCAAACCGCGCACCCGCCAAGCACTGCCGTCACGAGATTTCCAGTCATCCTTAGCGCCTCCTTGCATCGTCGCATTCCTCGTCCAGCACCCGCTGAAACGCCTCCAGCGCCTGCCCGTGCAGGTCGTGGACGCGCCGCCACGAGTAGTTCATTTCGCAGGAGATTTTCTCGAACGTCTCAAACAGCAGATACCGCCGGGAAAGCACCGTGTAATAGCGGCGGTCGCTGACTTTTTCCAGCTTCGCCGCGATTTCGCGCTTCTTGTCCACCAGACGGTCAATGTCCCGGTTGATTTCGGCTTTCAGGTCAACAATTTTCGCCACCGCATCCGCCAGACGGTCTGGAGCGCCGCCGCACCCGGATGCGCCGTCTTCCCGCAGAATCGGCGTGATGCGTGTCACCATGTCCTGCAATAGCGCCGCGTCCGCCAGCTTGCAGGTGATTCGCTCGTCGATGATGCGCACCTGCGACAAGTATTCTTTCGCCCGCATAGTCCGCCCTCCCGGCTGATCCGTCAGCACCGCCAGCCGCCGTTTCGCTTTTTCGGCGGCACTTTCGGCGGATTCGGGGCATCCTCCACCGTCTCCGGCGGATTCTCCGGCATATCCGACGCATCCGGCGGATGGTCGTCCACGATGCGCTGGGCTTCGAGCAGATAGTCATCGCCGCGCTGGGAATACGCCGCGTCCTTCGCTTGTCCCATGCCGTACACAGGAATTTTGCGCACCCGGCAGTCATCCGCCGTCGCCGCCTTGCGCAGGGCGCAGATCGCCGCGTCCACCGCCTCCAGCTCGCGGAAATTCACCGCCAGCATGTGCTTGCGAAGCCACGTCAGCTGCTCCAGCGCGTAGTTCTTTTCTGCCAGCGTCAGCGCCGTGCAGGGGCAGGGCGGGTCGGTGCAGGGGGATTGGTTGCTCATGTTGCTTGTCCTCCACGGTTCTGTGTCGCTTCCAGACGATTGGCAATTTCCATCGCCGCGTCACGGAAGCGCACGTTGTAGCTCTGCGGAACGTAGTACGGGCAGTCCTGGCAGCGCTGATGCTCGCGGCAGACCGCGTTCGCACTGCCCATGCACCGGAAGTAGCGAATCAGCTGCTCCGTTGTCATGTCGTTTGCTTGCATCAGCCGTCCGCCCCTTCCTCGCTGCCCTCCGGCATCTGCTGATGGCGGAGGCGCATCTGTGCCAGACCCTGTTGCGCTTTTTCGCGGTCGCCGGGCTGTCTGCCCTCCACCACGTCGCGCAGATAGGCGTATTCGCCCACCTCGTCCGCCGTCCGAACGCCCGCATAGTGCCAGTCTTGCAGGAGCGTCAGCACATACGCCGTCGGGGACTTCGCGCCCGTCGCGGCGGCGCACCGGACGGCTTCGCGCAGCACTGTCAGCGGCATTTGCAGCACATCCGCCGCCGAAGAGAGCCGCTGCACCTGCGCCGGGGCGGGAATTGAACCAAAATCAGACCGCCAAATGGCGGCAATTTGCTTATCGCGCGCGCGCCCGCCCGTACACGCGCGTTCCGCTTCGGTGTATTCCTCATTCTCTTCTTCTGGGTAACCCGTTTTCCCTGTTTGGTATTCTCTTTCCGTATAGTTTGGTACTATGTTACCGTTGTTACCCCCTATGTTATTATCGTAGTTACTCCCCATGTTATTATTGTAGTTACTCCGATTTTCGCAGTAACTTTGCATTTTCCCCGCTTTGCCGGGGGAATCGGGCGGAAATTCAGGGGAGAAGAAATTGATTTTGTAGGCGGGGGCGCGTTTGTTCCTGCTGCCGGGGATGAAGTCAATTAAACCGCGCTGCTTGAGGCTGTTCCGCGCCATGATGACGGCGCCCAGCTGCATGGGGCAGAGCGCGAGAAGCCGGTCATTCGCAATGCGGATGAACCCCTCCGGCCAGATGCTCCCTTGTGCGCGTCCGTTGATGATGTGCATCAGCGCATACCACACAAGGCGTTCTCCGGACGAAAGTCCTTCATCAGACGCATATTCGATGAACCGCATATGTTCCCGCACATAGTTGACAATCGGCATGGTGCTGCCCCCTTATTCTTCGCCGCCGGGCTTATCGGGAATGACGGCAAGGGTGCCATCGAGGCTGTAGCGCAGTACGTTGCACGTTTCCCCGTGGCGGTTTGTGACCTTCGCCCAGTCCCGCCGGATGGGGACACCCGCCTTCTTCAGCTCGCTGATGCGGCTTGCAAGGCGCAGGATGCCGAGGTCAAGCATCGCGTCCAGCGTGGTGATTGACCCGTAGCGGCGCATGTAGTCCAGAATCCGGTCAACCTGCTTGGGGCGCTCGTTCCGGCCGCTCATCTTCCGTTCCCTCCCGCTTCCGCGCGGTCGCCTCGTCCTTGAAGACGCAGGCATGAAATCCACAGCTTTTGCACCGAATCCACAGCGCGTCCTCGCGCACATACGGGTTCTCCATGATGGCGGGCATACTGCACAGCGGGCAGAGCGCCAGCTTGGAGCGGTCAATGGTCGTCAGCATCGCTTACACCTCCACTTCCTGAATGCGGATGCCGTAGCGGAACAGCATCAGCTTGCGCCGGATGAGGTATTCCTTCGTGCGGAAGCCCTTCACGTCCTCCACGACGGTGCGCCCATCCGCGTCGGTATAGACGAAATCCGCGACGTAGAAGCACGCGCGTTCAAGGACATTCCCGTCCTCGTCCCGCTGAACAGGGACAAGCTCATACCGCACCTGACGCTGCAAATCGCTGATTTCGCCCGCCTGCGCCATCAGGCAGAGTTCACGCCAGCGGCGGTATTCCGCCTGACTATCGAATGTCTGCCCATTGATGACGACTTTCTCGTTGCCGTACTTGCGCTGCGTGTCTTGGAGCGACAGCGCCTCAGCGAGCGTCACGGGCGACATTTCCGTCGCCCGGATGGCTTCTTTCATCTTAGAGCGGCAGCTCATTGCCCGTCACCTCCTCCAGCGATTCCGGGAAATCGCGGTCGTCGTCCGGCTCTTCCTGCTTCTTGAGCGGCGCGTCGCAGAACTCCTGCTGCCTGACAATGACCTCCACCATCGTCTGCGGCACACCGTCCTTCTCGTACCTGCTCACTTCCAGCGAACCGCGCACGGCGACGCGCTGCCCCTTGTGCAGGTACTTGGCGGCGAAATCGGCACCCTTGCCGAACGCCTTGCAGCGCACGAAGTCGGCAATCTGCTTGCCATTCGAGAGGCAGCGCGGAATGGCGATGGTGTACCGGGCGACGGACGTGCCGCTGCCGCTGGCCACGCCGATGATGGGGTCAGCGGTCAGGCGGCCGATGCCAAAGAATACGTTCATGGGGAAACCTCCTCCAAAATATGATTGCGTTACTTGTTTTTCGGAATGAGCGCCAGCGCAAGCACCGTCGCGCAAATCAGCAGCGTAATCAGAACGCTGTCAGACATATCCTCCACCTCCTCACAGCACACGCAGGTCGCCGTCCATCAGCTCATAGAGCCGCCCCAGCACCTCGAAGCGGATGTAGTGGATGTTGCCCTCGCCACGGGGCGCGCCGTCAGGGGTGCGCACGGAGAATGTGTGCACCAGCACCGGGCGGCGGTCGTAGTTGGTAACGCCGTCCTCGCAGCGGATGTCGCCGTGGCGGTTGCGTTCCAGCGGCTTCTCCGTCGTCACGATGGTGATGCGCTCCCGCTGGAAGCCGCACCACGACGCGACCAGATCCGCCGCCTCGATTTCGTCCAGCCGCCGCGCCATGCCGCACGCGCAAGTGTCCGCATAGGTGCTGTATTCGCGGTTGGTGATGCCGGGGAAGTACGTTTCCCACTCCTGCTCGCGCTCCAAACGCTTTTCCAACGCCTTGGCACGCTCGCGGTAGAAACTGCTCTTGTCTGCCATCAGGCATCCTCCTTCCGCCGGAACAGGCGGTCAAACAGACTGCGCTTGTGTTTGTCGCTCTCATCAAGCGCATCACGAATCGCGCCACGAATCGCATCGCGGAAGTCAGTCGCCAGCAGTGCGCGGGCAAGCCGCTTCGCGTCGCCGTTAATCATCAGCTTACCGCGAATAATCTTCCCGTCGTCCTGCGGATGCGTCAGCGCCAGCACGAGCACATCGTCCGCGTAGGCGCTTTCCTGCGCGGAGTCGGTGGAATCCGGGTCGTGCGTCTGGAGCACGACACAATAGGGGTGGTCAGCGAAGCCCATCAGAAATTCCTCCTTCTCATCTCGGAGGCTGCCCCCGCGCGGCACATCATGGCGGTCATGCCGGGGGTGACGGGCGACTTCCGCTGCACCATTGCAGCGCGAATCTCCCGGCGCTTCTGGCGCGGGGCAGTGCGGCAGTCCAGCGACGTCAGCAGTTCGCCGAGGCCGTAGATGACCGCCGGGATGCCAATCACCGTCAGCAGTGCCGCGAATAGTGCCATCTCGAAGCTCATGGGGAAACCTCCTTGTCTTGCTTACTCGTTGTCGTCGTCGGGCGCGTCGTCAGCGTCCAGCAAATCTGCGTCGCCGTTCAGCGTCACTTGCTCGAAACACGCCTCCACCGCGAAAGACTGCTCGTCGATGTGGAGGACGTAGCTCGCGTGCAGGGCGAAATCCCGCGCGCGCTCCTTGGTGTCGAAAAGCATGGCCTTGTCGAGGTCGGCGGTCAGGTCGATGCCGCCTTGGGTCAGGCGGGTGAAGTACAGGCACATGCCGTCCGTGATACGGATCTGGACGACGTAGCCGCAGGGTGCGAGGGTCATTCTGCATCCTCCTTTTTCTGCAAGTCCGCCGCGCGTATCAGGAGTGCCAGCCGTGCACATCCGAGGAGGTCTTCATCGTCTGCCATCAGCTGCGCAATCCAAAGGGGCGCGCCGTTGATAAACGAACGGCTCGATGCGTTTGTCCCTGCCGCCGCTTCATCGAGGTTGCTCGCAATAACGACCACCGTGCTTTCCGTCCAGTCCGCTACGGCTTCGCCCGTCGCGGCATTCGTCACGACGACGTGGAATTTTTCGTTCTGCTGATTCTGTTCCATCACGCATTGCCCTCCACTTCGTCCGTGTCGTACTCGTCCGGGTCATACAACCCCGTATCTTCGAGCTGGTCGAGGATGTCGTCCAGCGTACCCATGTCCTCGCGCAGTTTGCGGTAGACCGCCATCGCGACGTAGGTGTTCGGCTGTTCCGGCAGGCTCTTCAGCGCGGTGCGCATGGTGTTGTACATCTGGATGTAGACCTGCCGCGCGCCGAGGTGGCTCATCAGCTTGCCCATGTGCTCGCGCGGGGAGTACACCTCTTCCAGATAGGCCAGCTGACGTGCGCGCCACGTCGTGATGGTCATCTTTTCACCAATGGTCATGGAGGAACCTCCTTTTTGTCGTTCCCGCTAAGGGGAGTGTGAACTGCCAATCATTGCTGCCCCTGAACGTACTGCGCAAACTTCTTGGCGAAGATGCCAGATACGTCGGTCAGAAGCTCTTCTTCGCCTGCGCTGAACAGCTTGTCTTGCGGCTCGTCCGGCGCGGCTTCGACGATGATGTAGAGCGGTTGCGCGGGCAGGAAAGAGCCGTCCGGCGCACGAAGCGCCGTCTGTCCGATTTGCACAAGCCGTTCGGTGGGTTTCAGGTCGCGGGACATGGGGACACCTCCTTATTTCGGGAAAAAACTTTTTTCCAGCCGCTGCATCCGCCGGGCGAGGGCATCCGCTTTCAGCACCACGTCGTGCGGAACCTTGGAAAGCGGCATGCCTTCATACGGCGAGACGAGCGCCATAAGCTCCTTTGACAGCTTGCTGTGCTGCGCCATCGCTTCGTCTTCTTTGCGCCACTTCGCCTCCTGCCGCTTGTCTGCGACGCTAATCAGCGCCCAATTCAGCCTGTACTCGTCGGTGCAGGCGTTGTTGATGCAGTAGATGAGCTCGTCCTTCGTCAGGTCTTTCAGGCTGCGGATGCCGACTTCCGGACAAAGCGCGAGCTTGCCGGTCTGCTTTTTGGGTGACATATGGAGCATCTCCTCAAATTACGGTTAAACCGTATTCTTGGGCAAAAAAATAATAGAATCATACGGAATGCCGGTTGCTTTGCTGATTAACATCGCCTGCGAAACAGTAGGCTCAGTGCGCCCTTTTTCCCAGTTAGAAACCGTGCTTTCAGATACTCCACAATATTCCGCGAGCTTTTTCTGCGTTATGTTCGCAATCTTGCGCGCTACGGGTAAAGTAACTTTTGCAATCACGTTGTTCACCTCCTCTCTCAAGAGTACGGTTAAACCGTAACTGTATTCTACAACAGTTCTGCCGCTGTGTCAATAGGTTAAACCGTAATATTTTCTTGTTTCTCTTGACTTTTTTACGGTTTACCCATATAATGTTCGCGAAGGAGGTGATACATAGTGCCAGCAGATGACAGTAAGCAAATCATGGCGCAGAATATCAAACGGTATATGGACAAAAAAGGTGTGACCAATCAGCAGCTCTGCAATGCTCTGGGGTTTAAGTATACGACATTTATGGATTGGATAAAAGGCGTTACTTATCCGCGCATCGGAAAAATCGAAGCAATGGCGAATTACTTCGGGTGTGAAAAATCCGACCTGATTGAAGATAAATCAGAGAAAGAAAAGCCCGCCGACGATGACGGACTTTCCGAAAGTGTCAAGGCGTTGATTGAGATTGTAAAGACTCTTTCTGATGAGGACGCCGCGTTGCTTCTTGCCGCGCTAAAAGCCAAGCAGAAGCAATAGCTAATGCTTCCTTTGCTTGTTCGGCAGATAGACTTTGGATGTACGCCGTTAGTTCTTTTTTGTGGTTCATGCTGCTGCTCCTTTCAAATGCGCGCTGTAATGTGACCGTTGCGTTGAACACGCACATATTGATATAGTAGCATCAGATAAAGTGAGTTGGCAATAGGAGGTGATGATTATGGACTTGAAACAGCGCCGTCAAGAACTTGGGCTGACGCTGGAAGAGGTCGGCGAAGCCTGCGGTGTTGGAAAATCCACCGTCCGCAAGTGGGAGACAGGTGCTATCAAGAATATGCGCCGTGATAAGGTGCTCTTGCTCGCGAAAAAACTGCAAGTAGACCCGATGCTCATCATTGATGGCGTAGACGCACCCGCCGCGCCGTCCTCCGATGAGGATGAAGATGTCGAGATGTCTGCCAGCAATGCAGGTGATGGCATGAATCAGCGCCTGAAAGAACTCCGCAAAACTCTCGGCTTGAGCCAGCAAGAGTTCAGCGAACGCATCAATGTGGCACAATCCACCTACGCCCAAATCTGCAACACGTTTAGTGTTTCAGAAAAGTGGCTTCGCACTGGTGAGGGTGAAATGCTGGTTAAGGAATCTGATTCCTTGGTTGACCAGCTTTGCTATAAGTATGGTTTTGATAGCATTTCGCGCACATTGCTGGAAGTTTTTCTTGAACTGCCGGATGAACAGCGAAAAACTATCATGGATATAGCCCGAAGATTGACCGACCATGCTAATCAGCAGGAAGCGGAGGAAGAGAAGGAAGAAACCGGTTTCCCCGGTCGCCTCGCCGCGGCGGATATAAAAAAGCCCCCACGCGGAATGCGTGAGGGGGGAAAAATACAGCAATAGGGGGTATTCCATTATGGCACGTCGCCGTCATTATTTTCATCGCCGTCGTGGGTTCTCGTGGAAGCGCGCGCTGGGCATCACGTCCGCGAAGCAGCGTTTCGCCCGCTGGACAGGTGTCCCGACGACTCGTAGTGGGCGGCGGGCAAAAATGAAACGCATGACCGGGTGCAGCGGCTGTCTGGTTGAAGTGCTGGGCGTTGCGGCGCTCGTGGTCGGCGTGCTGGTGCTTCTATTGTAA